CGAATTTTTTCTACATAAATTTTCCTGAATCCGAGCTTTATTGATCCTTTGACGAGATACCAATCACCAATCCTGCCATCCTCAACTATGGGCTTGCCCATCTTTGAATATTTAAATCTGTCAATGGTGCTGATGATTGGACCAGTGTCATCCTCAAAAGTCATATTCAGCCACAACTGATTGGTTTCAACCCTGCGACCACCACGCTTGACTAAGTTGACTGTCTCATTCATGTCACGCAAGTTTTTCTCTTTCAGCTTGCCGAAAAATACAAATGTCCCAGCCCTATCAGCTTCAAGATCCTGTATGTCTGTAATGGGTGTTACAATGTTGTGAGAAGCTGGGTCAGCCTTAATATGCCCAAACCTACGCTCACACTCAAAGATATCGTCGTATGGCGTTTCCCCGTTGTCTAGGAGTGATTCTTGCCTTGGGGTTAAAGGTTGCTTGAGATCACGCCTATTTATTATGTCTTCAGCCAGCTTTGGTCCAATGCCTTTAACACCGATCAATCCACCGATCAACTCTCCATCTTGAACTGACCAGTTTGCTTTGGATTTAAATTTATCATATGGTTTGTAAACAGAACCCTCTTTAACAACCTCACGCAAAAGCCTGACACCTTGATCATCGTCTTTGACGTTGCGCAAACATGCTGCGGCGAACTCAAGTGGGAATCTGCTTTTCAGAACGCAGCACCAGTAACTGACCATGCCATATGCGATGGCGTGACTTCTGTTAAATGCCCATGAGCCCATGGTGTTGATATTATCCCATATGCGCTGGGCTTGATCTTCTTCAATATCGTTTTCAGCTGCACCAACTTTAAATCTCTCCCAAAACGTATCAAAGTATTCTTTACCGTATGATTTACTCATTGCTTTGCGGAGGGTTGATACATCTTCCCAAGTCAGCTTTCCGACTTCTCTGGCTATTGTCATGACTTGTTCTTGATAGACAACCACGCCATATGTCACTTTTGTTATTTCTTCTGTCAATGGGTGAAGATACTCAACAGGCTTTTCGCCTGTCCTGCGTTTAATGTATTGAGTTGTTCCTCCAGAGTTAAGTGGTCCAGGACGAGCCAACGCAGTTATTGATGCCACATCCTCAAAGTTTTGAACTTTCATCTGGCGTGTTAATGACTGGAGTGCATAACCTTCAAACTGAAATATCCCAGCATATTTTTCATCATTTAAAACTTTAAATGCTTGTGGGTCTTCCAGATCGAAATTTATAAGTTGCTCACGCTCCCAACCAACTTGATCAAGAACATCTTGCAAAACACTCAGCGTCCTTAAACCCAAAGCATCAATCTTCAAAAGGTTAAGATCCTCAGCATCTTTTTTATCGATCATTGCTGCACCTGATTGGTGACTTACTGAGCAGTATGTGTGAACTGGTTCTTCAGTTACTATTATACCTGCGGCGTGAACACCTGTGTGGCGTGCATGGTTTTCCATTTCAGCTGCAATCTTCATCTGTGGGTATTTCTCAAGAACTTTCCTCCCAACATCCAGTTCGTTGAAAGTATCAAGTATGCAAAATGCCGAACGAGAATCACCAGAGCTTCTCTCAATAATAGCACCTTTTAAATCATTGACCTCCCAAGCTGGTATTCCTAGTTCTTTTGAAACTTCTGCTATTGTGCTTTTTGCTTTATAGCGGGACACTGTTCCGAGGTGAGCAACTTTTTCTTTACCGTACTTGTCTCTGAGATATTGAATGACCATCTCTCTACGGTCGTCCTGAAAATCAATATCAATATCAGGCAAGTCTTCACGAGTTATATCAATAAATCTTTCAAACAACAAATCATGCTTAATAGGATCAATATCAGTTATGCCAAGCAACCAACAAACCAATGACCCAGCAGATGATCCTCTGGCTGGGCCAACAAGCATATGTTGTTTTGCATAATTTATCATATCAGCTATAACAAAGAAATAGTCTTCAAACTCTTTGCTGGCTATCATGTCCAGCTCTCTTTTGAGACGAGACTTATAAACTTCATCATAAAGGTCAACGCCTCTCTGAAAAGCACCTTCTTGGCAAAGCTGAAGTAGAGACTTAGTTTTCTCAAATGATATCATCTGAGCAACAGGCAGATCTACTTCGCACTGAGAAGCTATTTCATATGTATTGCTGAAAGCCTCATCAGCGATCCAAGGCAAGCAGCTTCTCAGCTCCCACTCATTAAGTATGTGCATTGGCTTGGTGCGGTCTGTCCTGTTGCGACCAATCAGAACTTCATATGCCTTTTTATCTTTGGCTGATGGGAAAAAATTATCACTGGTTGCTATTGGCTTAAATCCTTTTGACTCAGCAAAGTCTAGAGCCTTGCGTGAACTCATTGGATTAAGCTCAATATAAAGATCGTCTTTTCTGGCCAAAGGCAACATTCCCCATTCAGGGTGAGTGCCACTGGTTATTATTACATTGTCAGAGACATCAAAAAGATCAGAGTATCCCAGCCTGTTGAAGTAGTAGAAGTTTTCTTTTCTTGTGCTTCTTGTAACGAGCTCATATATCTCTTTGAGGCCTGTGTTGTTCTTGGCAATAAAACACATTCCATTTGCGGGTTGTTTTTCACGTGCCATTGGATCCCCAACGACTGGAATCTCAACTCCGAACATAGGCTTCTTTCCTGCTGTTCGGCATGCGTTATTGAAGGCGACGTGACCCCAAGTCCCAGAATCAGCAATACCAATGGTATCACCCTCACAAGCCTCGATGACTTTTGATAATGGTCCATAGGCTTTGCGGAATGAATATTCAGTCCTTGCTCTGACATTTAACATCTTCCTTTCTCACTTTCAGCAATAATTGCAATATGTCGTTTTTTATTTGAAAATTTGAAAATTGATCCAGAGGTGCGACAATATAATTCTTTTGCCACTCCTGAAGAATTTGAGAGATCTCTGCGTTTATTTGATCCTGTGTCATTAAACATGGCCTTCACTTCTATACCATTTAAGTATCCTGATCGTTGCTTCAACATCATTAACAGATCTATGAGCATCTTTTATTTCTTCACCAGTGACTTCTTTGTGAATGTCACCTAGCTTTCTTTTTTTGCCCCAGACGCTTTCCCCAACTTCAACAGTGCAAATGTGATCATAAGGCCAAGGAAAGTGCAAAAGTTTGTCTATGCGCTCAAGATCAAATTTCAGAACCTTGCGATCAAAAGGCAAGTTGTGAGCAACCATAGATTTGCTTCCTAGGAAAAATTCACAAAGCCTGTTGTAGTTTGCTATGAATGGCTTTTCACCTTTAAGCATGTCGTCAGTTATCTTGGTAATCTTTGTTATGACTGGGTCAAGTGGGTGCCCAGGATTGCAAAAGAACTCAAGCCTGTCAATCTCTTCAAGAGATTCATTTAATTTGATTGCACCAAACTCAATAATGCGCGGTTGCATATTTAAATCAGAACCCTCGGCTTTGGGCAAACCTGTGGTCTCTAGGTCAAACACTATCATTTAATCTTCTCCATCCAAAGATTGAAGCATGAATGCGTAAACTCCCATATCGTGAATTGAATCTTCGTGAGATTTTGGCCAACCTTGGCAATAGCGCGTCATCTTGGCAACAAGCATGTTAACAATCCCGAAACGGTTGTGCTCTTTTTCAGTTGAAAGTTCTACACCATTGGGAAACAAAGCCATCATAACTTTTCCGTGCTGATGATAGTTATCGCCATACACTTTGTTGCGCTCACGGAAAGTTTCAAGAGCCTCCTCCATACAATCAGTTGGAGTTTTGTTCTTCATATTCTCTTTGCTCATAGCCCTGTTGCCTCCCTTCTTCGATGCCTTGCTCATTGCCTTGTTCAAAACCTTTCGCAAATGCGTCTTCTGTTTTATCTTCTGAGTCTTCAACCATTCGATCGTAGCGTTCAGCTTTGTTAACAGCTTCCACAAGTTGGTCTCTGAGGGTTGCCCGAACATCAAATATACGAGCAACCTTTTCACGACCAATCTCAATATCATTACCAATGATTCTTATATCCATTTAAAAATCTCCTGGAGCGACTTGAAGGCAAGTTAATCCTTCACCACGCCACATATCGACAACTGACTTCCTGTCCTCAAGAACAAACCAAACATCTGAGTAGTTAATTTCCTCATTGAACAGCTTTCTCTTGCACTCATCATCAGAAGTATTATCATCAAAAGGACGCATGATAAGCCTGTCGCAAGGAATATCATTAAGTTTTATCCACTCTTGAGTATCCATGCGATTGTCATCACTCCGAGCAGTCATGATGATTATCTCAGTCTCTTCCCTATCAAGTGCACGCAATATGTTGCAGATGTTTTCAATAGGCTTATCATTTTTACCAGCTTTGTTGAAGGCATCATAATCACGCTCTTTGTAGAGGTGCTTGCGATGACCATAATCTGAAAGTGTTCCGTCAAGATCAGCAATAACTATGCGCATGCCCATAATGGTGCCTCCGTAAATTTATATGTGCCACCACGAATGACACCTAGTTTTTCACCCATGTAATAGTTCCTGTAAGATTGAACAGGGTCATCACACTTGTACTCATCAGGCATGCCAAGGTGCGGTTGTGTCAGAGGTTTCCAAATCGAGATGTTGTCAGGCAACTTATGAAGTGCAGGAATCAAAGAAGCATGCTTGTGCTTCACTGGCTCTTTTTTCCTTGAACCATATCGTTGATAATATTCTTTGGCAAGCTGACCAACCATGACCAACAACCAGTTATAATTACCAGCTGATTTCATGACCCACTTTGAGCATGGGTGGTTCTGATAGCCAAGGGGAAACATGCCAACCTCATCAGCATATGAATCCCCATCAAGCATCCTGTGTGCGTTGCATAACATCAGAACTGACTCTGATATCATCTTATAAGAATGCACATCGCAATGCATCTGCGCAGCGACCACTGGGTCGTGATCTAAGTAAAATATATTCATCATTTATTCCTTTCTCAATACGATTAGTATACTTTATTTAAGACCCGAACAAAAGCCTTTTTATGCGTTTCAGAATAGTATCAACCTCTTTGACAGCCTTATCTGTGTCAGCATAGATGTCTTGTTTGTATTTCGGCTTTTTGCTATAGAGGATATAAGTTGCCTGATTGAAACTCATCTTTAATTGCTTGGCCACCTCTTTTATGGTTAATCCAGACTCTTTTAAGTCATGCGCTTTATTAATGAATTTTTGAGAATATCTAGCCATTCTTTCCTCCTGTTGGATTAAGAGCTTTGCCCATGGATGGTGCTGCCCACTCAGTTGGGGTCAAAAAAGGTTCTGCCCAAGGATGCACTTTAACAACCTCATCAACCATAAGTTTGAACACGTTTTGATATTCACCTTGTGCTCTGGGTGACAAACGAGACTTAGCCATTTCACTCATTGTGCGCAAGTTAAATTTTGCAACAATGTTGGTGTGAATGTTTGTTGGCAATACTCCACGAGCATCTTCCGCTGGCACACCCAACTCACGCAACTGCTGGTAGCGCAGATTTATAAGTTCCATGGTCTGGTCGTAAATTAACTTAGCATGCTCATTCTCTGGCTCATTAAACCTATCAGGAGTGTAATATGTAAACCCCTCCATATCAACAGTGCGTTGAGACTGTTGGGCATATGAGGCTTGGCGAGTCCGTACAAACTGATGGGTGAATCCCCGACTAACATCACGGATGTTAAATGTGTAGTCTATAAACTCCCAAGACGATCTGATCGTTTTGAGCATGTAATCCAACTCAGCTTGCTTTTTCTCTTCATCCCACTCAGATATTTTATTGTATGAATCATCTTCATTCATAAGACGAGTGTTTTTGGTAAACAGCAAAAGGTTCACCGCATCACTCGTGTAATTTACTAATTTGACTTTCATTGATTTTCTCCTTTCTGAGAATGCACCCATCTGGCATAGTCAGTGCCACCACGGATAAATTGTTCAACGACTTTTAAATCGTCAACAACATCATCAAGCAGGAGTTGTCGCCATGTTGCGAACCTCCCGACTGAATAAATATTATATTTGTTTGTCATCTGGAAAATGAATTCTTTGCGGATGCGATCATCAATGGGCATGATCTTGCCATATTCTTGCTCGGACTCTTTCATGTCATCAATCTTGTAAGACCTTATGCCAAAGTCTTCACTCAATACATCCATAGCATGAACACCTATGTTGGTGTCTGGCTTTTCAGTGAACTCAGATATGAGCGTGTCACCTATGAGTGAAACTCTGTAGTGTTTCATTAATGGGTCTGGGTAGTAGATGGTTTGGCAAACTTGGCAATCAGGATCCATGATCTTGACTTTTTGAGTCCATATCTTTTGCTTTGGGAAATCAGGAATCTCACCCCAGCCAACAATCTTCATTAAGACAGGCATAGGCAAGGTTGATATAATTGGTCTGTGCGGTTCCCACTCACGCATTTCTTCAAGAGACCTGCGATCTAATTTGCGCTCATATTCAATTGAGCAGTTCTTGGCCATCTCATTTATAAGATGCCATGGCGCGATATATCTGTCAACATCATCAAGATTGTTTATTGATCTGTCAAGGACAGAACCAGTAACTTTTTGAGAGTACATATTGCTCAGCATCAAGTTGGGTGTTGTAATTATTTCACCATCATGCTTGATAGCTTTTTTGACGCGAACTTTCCTGAATGGAACTGCAGTGGCAGTCTCTACTTTATCAGATCGGAATCGGAGCAAGGCACCATGATTGTTTGGCAAAGAGCTTTGAGCTTCTTTCACAACTGGGTTAAAGCTCCGCATCATATTCCCTGCTAACAAACCTGCCAGCCCTGCTCCGTAAATAATCATCCTTTGTAATTCCCTCTTGGTGCACATGTGACATCAATTACGACTGGCACATTCTTTTCATTTATCCTGCGCTGAGTGTAGAACATAACAGGACGCAGGTCAACCGAATGACATTCTTCAATAGCATTAATGACCTCGGTGCGTGACAGTGCGTGAATGTTTTTGTCAACAATCAGCTCGGTGGTAGGTGTGCCGCTACAAGCTGACACACCCAAACCAATAAACAACATCAAATACTTCATGATAACTCCACATGACCTTTTTCAATATCATAAGCCAAGTCATTAGGACGACCACCTTCAGAGATGTAGTTCTCGTAGCTTACTGGTATTGATGAGTTGATCAGGATGCCCATGGAGTGAAAACCTTTTGTTCCTTCACGACGAGGATTCTTTTCAACAAGGCAACGAATGCTCTTACCAGCATACTTGCCACGAGGCTTTTGGACGTCAGTCTTCACGACAGCCATGCCCATGTTCTCTGCACTGAAAGGCTTATTCAGCTTGTATGTCCTGACGACCTTGGGCTGTTCCCCAGCCTCATCAAATGGTGTTGACTCAACATGAATGTCTTTAGCTAATTTTAATAGACGTGCTGCACCTGTGCGGGTGTCAGAAAATCTTTTCACTGCTACATCTGTGTTGTTGTTATAAACAGCAACGATGCCTTGGTTGGTTGTGTTTTTGTTCTCAAGCAACTCATCAACAGAATTGAAAACGACCAAACCATTACCCATTTTAAGAGCAGAACGCTTAGATTTAAAAGCACGAATGGTGTTCTTTTTATAGTCAATAGCAAATGCAGTCATAATTTTATTCCTTTCTAAAAAGTTGGGAGACGCTCTCCTAACTCTTATTACTATACGCCATCTTTATTAAAAAGAAAACATTTTTGTTTTCAACACTTTCAATGACTTAACATATTTTAAGAAATTAAATTGAAAAATATCTTAGTCCTTTGGGTTGAATCAAGTAAAGATTTTCTTTAGCTCTGGTCAATGCAACATACCAAACTCTGTTCTCTTCATCACCACCTAGATTTTCCCAACTTAGCTTTCCCATGTCTGTGAGGAGAACTAGGTTGTCAGCTTCGCCACCTTTTGACTGATGTATGGTTGAGATTGTTATTCTTGGTTTGTCTGAGAACTTTTCACCATTGCGCATGCATGATCTGAGATATTCTCTTTCATCTGGGGCTATGCCTCTGAGCAT